TTAGAAACGAAAACACCATTTAAATCAAATATCTGAACATCATCTCTTGTTGAATCTAATACATAAATATAATTTCCTGATACAGAAATACTCGTAGGTGTTTGAAATTGCCCATCACCAGTACCGTTACTGCCGAATTTAGAAACGAAAACACCATTTAAATCAAATATCTGAACAGCGTATTTTGATAAATCTAATACATAAATATAATTTCCTGATGCAGAAATGCTTGATGTAGTTCCGAATTGCCCATCACCAGTACCAAAACTGCCGAATTTTGATACTAGAAGACCGATTGTTAAATTAACATGTATGGCTAAATTAACATAAGCTATCGAGCCGACTATGTTTATTTCATACCTCCAATAAGCCGGTATATAACTTGTATTTATAAATTTTATTGTATAAACTGTGGCGTCTAGTGATTCAATTGTGTCTCCGTCAAAAATAGACCCATCAGAAACACAAGTAAACAAAGCATTTTCGTATAAGTCAATAGTTAACTTATGGTTAGTACTAGTTTTAACAGAGGTTAAAACGTCTCTACTCCACAATTCCCAACTACTTTTTATTAACTCTATTTGAGTGGGAGTAAAATCTTCAACTTTTTGAGCCGTTGCCGGAGTTGCTATTGCCATATCTTATATATTATAATACAGTTAATGCTATTGTTAAGTTATCATCAAGTGCAATCGCTAAGTTATCGTCAAGTGCAATCGCCTGTAAAACCTCTAATTTGTCATACATAACCACTTGCGGTGGCTTTAATGACATGAGCAAAGATACAACATTTTTATATAAATTCGCTGAAATCTCTCCTTGTACAACAAAAAAGTTATAAGTTAGAAGGCCAATATCAAACTCAGCCTTTTCGTCAGCAAAATCATTTGCATGCATAAAACTACTTTCGTCACCATTATTTATTATGCCGAAAGTCTTTAATGTTACGGTTGATTGCTGCGGTATATTAAGTGTTATTTTTGATTGTGTCTTACTTATATATATAGGGTAAACCTCATGTCCACTCGAATCATAAGCCTGAAACGAAAAGTCGTAATTTGTGTCTAAATAACCGCCGTATGGTATTTCTATTTCTTGAATACCTGAATCTACTATATCGGAGGTAATTCTTAATAAGTCATCAACTATTGGTTTAAAAGTGCTTAATGTAACGGTCACATCTTGCGGTATATCAAATAATACTTCGGTATTTGTTTTTGATTTAAATATAATTGGCGTTTCAAAACCACTTGAATCGTAAGCCTGAAACATTATTTCATAATCTGTATCTAAATATCCACCGAAAGGAATAGTTATTGATTGGTCAACACCTTCTAATACTAATTCTGTTGTTGTCCTTAATGAATCTAATGCTGTAGGCTTCAATGTCGTAATAGTGACAATTGATTGCTGATCTAAGTTAAACGTTATTGATGTAGGTGATTTTGAAACAAAAACCGGAAATGTTTTATATCCATTTAAATCATACGCTTGAAAAGTAAAGTCGTAATTATCATCTATATAACCCCCATTAGGAATTTCTATCTCCTGAATGCCAGCATTTAATATTTCTGTTGTTATCCTAATAGAGCTATCTGATACGAAACTAGTATTGTATGCAACTGTTATGCCCGAATAACCAGCGTTATTAAGTGATAATTGAAAGTAATCTAATGAAAGCCTATTCTGATATTGAGGGAAAAGCATGTAAGATTTTACAACCTGCCTTCTTTGCTCTAATGTTGAAAACTCTGGAACATCAATTGCATATCGCGACTCCCACGGCTCAGGATTAAAATTATCATTCACGTACCAAACTTGGTCATTAATGATAAAAACAGCATAATTTTTAACTATATCAATACCGTTAGCGATAACTTCATAAAGTATTTTACTATAAAAAATACTCCTAAAAGCCTTTCCGTCTGGTTTTATTTTTACTAAAAAATTATACCAATTTCCCATTTAAATAAATGTTATTTCTTCAAGTCGTGGACATTCTCCATAATAATCTGATAATGCAGGGTCATTAGATGGTAATAATTCAGGTGGATAAGTTGAACCACCCCTATAACCAACAACATACTTACTATAAGAAGCGTAAGCGCCTGTATTTAATATTTTAATTTGCAAATCTATATTATCGAATGTGATAGAAGCATTCGCTAATATCTGTATTATATCAACTAATGCAACTGTATTTTCTAGTGTATTTAACCCATCGCTAAACTTAATAGTTTTATTCACAGTGAATAAAAATGGGCGTTTATATTCTAAATAATTTCTTATAGCTGATTCGATGTCAGATTGTTGAAGAACATCACCATTAGTAATTATGAGTTTTACCCCTGTAATTTTTACAGGCAATACATAATCTGTATTTACAAATTGAAAGAACTCCACAGGTGGCTGGCTTATTCCGTCTGAATCATACTTTATCGAATCAATAGCATCATTAATAAGTGATGCACTTGGAACTAAAACCGCATTATCTGACGATTCACAATATATAACAGCCTTTCCAGCTTCGCCATATGCAGTATATGGGTATGCGGTTTTTAATCCGTTTACATTCGCAACCCAAAGTATGTAATCGGAAGCATTCCCGTTACCTAAACGTAAGCGTTCAAAAGCAACAACAACAGCTCTATATTCATCAATAGTTTCTGTATCTGTTGGTGTTTGAATAACTTCAACTACGGTTATTTCATTTTCTGCATACGTCAATTGCTGCTGAGCCGTTGGCGTATCACTAACTACAAGTTCATTATCTGTTCCGGCTATCATCGCCCTAATTATAACGTCATTTCCTCCCACTACTTCTGCCGTAGTTTCATACTTGTATAAATTGCCATCAACCTCATAGGTAAATACTGTTCCCTCAGGAATGTTTCCACTACCCTTTGCAATTGTAGTACATCTGTATTCTCCTTTCACGGCTAAAAATAAACCCCTACCTATTTTGTCTTGTCCAACTTCCATAAGCTTAGAAGCTTGCATTGAGCCTACCCATACGTTATTTTTGATACCATCAACCATTTTTACAAGTAAATATAAACCTGCGGTTATCACCTTAGACATAACGATAATATTATATCCAGCATCATCAACGGTTATTCCTAGCCTGTTACACCAATCGGTTATTATTTGAGTGTATAATTCGTCAAATGTCATATTAATAAATCTTATAAGATATATTTTCTAAACTCTCTTTTGTTTTCTGATATATAAAATTAAAAGTATCTGAATTACCAGTTAATTTTATCAATATCTCAATCGCTTTATTCGAATAGAGCGCAATAGCTAAATCCTCAACTTCTATATCAGGATTTTTATTAGTAAATCTGAGTAAATCATCATTAATAGCTTTTTTAATCAAATTTATATCGCTTTCACTATTTGAGTTATGCGTTTTTAGTGCATTTTCTGTTCTTGATGCTATTTTTTCAGATTGAACACCGAAAGCACCATCACCCCACCATTCAGAAGATGAAGTTCCAAACAAATTTACATATAATTCGCTATATATACCACTATCTATTGGATAATCATTTCTTGCAAAAACAAAATACCCTCCTTCGAAAGAGTCAATTAGCTGTATATTACCCATTTCCAGTTGTTATTATTTCTATTCCCGTTCCTTCAACCTCTAATCCAAACCTACCGCCAGTTTTATCTACTACATTTACGGTAATTTGGCCGTTATTTTGCTTTGAGTTCCTAGCAGGTGAGCTATTTTGTGTTACAACCGATTGCGGAGCACTACTTGTAATCACATCTTTTTGAACATTAGTAATATTCTGCTCACTTGCTATTGCCGAAGTTGCTATTTCTTTTTGTGCCAATCCTACCGAACGTTCACTTATATTTGCGTCCTTTAAAATTGATGTTGTAAATTTACCTTTCCATCCATCTAGTGGCTTAGCTGTGTTTTTGTTCAATGCGTTTGTGTTTGCATCTAGCGCGGATGTTATTTTTTCAGTCGTTTTAACCGCCTTCGTTTCCTTTGTTGTGGCGGAAGTTTGAACCGTAACATCTTCCCCAAGTGCCGTAAGTGCTTTTTCTGCTATCTTACCTACTTTTGGGATTTTAGATATAGCCCTTAAAAATATTTTCAAAGGTAGAAGCATAAAATCTAATATAGATTTTCCAATTGCTTTAAATCCCTCAACTATACCACCAACTTTAAAAGCTTCTTTTATTTTTTTAAATGAGCTTATTAACAATTTAATGCTTTCAACTATCATTATAATAGGGTGAAATAACAGTGTTAATAATGGGTTTGATTTGATTTTATCGTAAAATCCAACCATTGCCAACTTGACAGCATCCCAATTTTTAATTAATAATATTATTCCAGCGATGAGTAAAGCAATTCCCACTATAATTAAGCCTATTGGATTCGTAGTCATTGCCGCATTAATTGCCAACTGAACAGCCACCCACACTTTAGTTGTTATAGCCGCGATTTTAGCAGCAATAGTATATGCTGTCAAAGCTAATGTATTAGCACCTATAGCTATAGAAGCTGTACCAGATAATGCCCCCATTATACCAAGTGCAATGTTATACGCACCTATTACTATTGTGTTAGCTAATACAATAGCTTTAAACCCAACGAATAACTTTATTAGCACAACAGCGAAAGAAACTATCCTATCCATATTATCAGCAACCTTTTCCATAATATTTTTTAGGAATTGCATTTGCTTGCCTTGGCCTTCGGTTGCTGTTATAGAGTTTTTCCAAGCCGCTGAAATTTCATCCAATCTATTCTTGAATGTATTGTTATTAATATTAGCTTGAATTGTGGCCTCATTAGTGCCTGTCATTGCCTCAGTAAGCCTATCTAATTCGCTAATATTTTCGGTTAATATCTTACCTGTTAATATATGAATTTTACCAAAAACTGCCTCTTCTCTCGCGGCTTTTTTAATCGGGTCTTGAATCAACGACATTTGTTGATTATATTCATTCAACGCGTCATTTAAATTAAATTGACCACTTGCAAAACCTAGAGAAGCTGCCTTTAATCGCAAAATAGTTGACTTTAACGATATACCTGCTTCGGAGCCTTTCAGGTTGAATTTGCTCATTAATTCCACCGCTGCGCCTGTTTGCTCTACTGATAGATTAGCCGCCTTTGCAACTGCACCAACTCTATCCATACTTTCAGATAATTCGCGTATATTCGCGCTACCCTCCTTTGCTCCAGCGGCCAAAACATTAATAACTCTGTTTGCTTGATCTGCGCCTAAGTCAAATTGATTCATTGTGCCAGTAACGGCCTTTGCAGAGTCCTCAATAGGCATTAATCCAGCCTTTTGAAGCTTAATAACTGCTTTCGTTACCATTCCAAGACTATCGGCACTTTTAAGTAAAATTGGTTGGGCAGAACCAACTATTTCAAATGCTTTAGCTGTATCTCCCGCGAATAGCTTCTCAGCTTTAGATATTTTATCAATCTCCTGCCGAAATTCAACAAACTCATTGCCTGTCTTACCCGTAATAGCTTGTAAGCTGGCAATACTAGCATCTAATTGTATATTAGCCTGAACAACTGAGCCTATAATTGCCAGTAATCCTATTCCAAACCCCATAGCTAACTTGGAACTTGATATTTTTCTGAACGACCTATTAACTGAGGCATTCATATTATTTAAAGAGACAGATATCTGTTTTGCCCTTATTCCAATATTTTGAGAAAACCTAGAAAATGCACTACCAGCAACCTTTGACTCCTGAGTAATAGTTCTAGTCATCTTATTATAAGACCTAGTTATCTTATCAGTCGTTCTCGACGATTTATCAACACTAACTAGCTCTGTTTTAAGTGTGAATTTTCTCATTTATTAAAGCCCCAATTAAGGGGCTGTTTTTTTGTTAGAATTTGCTATATCTTCTAGAATTTCATTGTATAAGAAAAATAAACCTCTGTAGTTCTCATCTTGCAATTCTAGTTTATCAATTTGTTCTGGAGTCCACTTATAGTTTAATAAGACAGTACCTCTTATCGATTCGATAGCCTCATATAATTCTATAATGCTGTATTTATTTACTTTTGTTTCGCTCTGTTTATTGCAAAGGTACGAAAGATTTACTTTAGTTACGAAAAAAATTGTAAACTGTTAAAAGTAGCATATAATCTTTTGTGTGAACCCCCCTAGTATTCTCAATTGAAAGCATTTTGTTATCAATATTTTTAAAAGAAGCAGCTAAAGAAGCGCGAGTAAATTCCTTTTGAGATTCAATGCTTTTTTTACTTATTTTGATGTTTTTTGTAAAAATACGTTCCCTATCTTCATTTCGTTCGAATAGAATAGTAACACATCTTGTCACCTCTTCGCCTTTTGCGTTTAAAATTGGCCTTCTAAGATTAACTAATATTCCGTCCGGCTCAATTTTAACCACTCCATTTTTAATATAAGTAATCAATCCGGCAAAGTCATCAAGATTCTCATCGTTTACAGCTTCAAATTCTAATAGCTCGCACTTATCAATCAATGTAGATTTAAGTTCTAAGAATATTACTTTTTCCTCCTCGTCTAATTCCTCAATAAACTCCTCGCTAATGGTTTTCTTTTCTTCTTTAACTTTCGATAAAGTTAATTCTGGTTTATTTAAAGCATCTCTTTTCTTTTCGTCTATTGTACTCATGTTTTTTGTTTTTTTTGTGTAGTATTACTATGATTCTATCCAATCCTGAGCAGCGGCAAACTTCAACTCAATTGTTCCGGTTCCGTTATAGATAATATCCCCAACAAAAGTTCCTAAGTTTGAATAAATAGAGCCATCTGTCATTACTACATTAGCCGGAACGTCTGAAGCTGCGTTTGTTCTTGCATTCTCTATAATACTTCGGATAAATGGGACGTCAGAGTCTTGATAAGCAAATACACCCTGAATATAAGTTCTTGCAACCATGAAGTTTTTAATCATTTGGCCATCATTAGTAAGGCCATCGTCAGTATCTTCAATTGAACCTGTAAAAGGCTTAATCTCTGGATCTTCACCTGCTTTTGCGGATAAAGTCAACTCCCCTAGAGGAGTTGTAATAAACATTGTCTGTATTTTTTTAGTTATATAACTCATGATTAATTGGTATAAAATTTATTAACTGTTATTTCGTTCGCAACTATTCTCAATAATGACGTAATTAGATTAGGTGAAACTACATCAAATCGGCCTGCATTAGATGGATTAATCCCCACGTCCAAGTTTTCTTTTGCATAGTCAAAATCCGCAATATAACCAGCCTCAACAAATGGCCTAATAATTTCATTCAGTATACCTGCTCTGTAAAGTGATGGGCTAGTAATACGAGCACTTGGCAATGCATTAGGTGCTATAGTTTTGTTTTTCTGAGCTTCGTTAAATTGCTTGAATTTATATATCAAATTAAAAACAATCATGTTATCCCTGACATATCTAAATATAGGGTCAACCTCTCCAGCTGGATGATAAGTCGTAATCAAGTCTTGAGCGTAATAACTACCATCTTTAAAGTTGACGGTTGAGCAACCTGCTTTTACTAACTCATTTCTAAAATCGTAATCTATAATATCACCTACATTCAGGTCCTCTGGAGGTGTAGAAAGCGTCATTACATCAGCTAAAATATCCTGTTTTGGGTCACCGTTTGATTTCTTAACAAACATTCCCAACTCATTAGCTGCATTTACGCAAGTAAAATCCTGAGCATTTGGAACGGGAACATAGCAATTTGTATTACTATCTAATCTAGTGTCTGTAATTGCTGTTAAGCTTGCTAAAAGTGGCTCATGTGTACCTGTGTAAAAGATTGCCGGAGTCATGTTGTCCGCTGCATATTTTCCATTTTCTCCAGCTGGTGTTCCGTTGAACGTTTCAAAGGCATCAAGAATTGCCTCAGAAATACCATTACCTAAGCAATTAAGTACGTGAGGATACCAATCATTTTGAAATTTAGCTAATTGAGTGGTCGGTATAACTTGCCCTGTACCGGCTGTTTTAACTTCTGCAAAAGTAATTCCCTCACTTGAATTAGAATAAACTGATACAGCTAAATCTACTGAGCTTTGGCCTAGCCATTTACTATCAATATCTATTGATGTTGTTGGTGTAGCTGTCGAAACTAAACAAGGCAGGTTTATTTCTGCGTTAATAGCCGTTTTTATTGTAGTTAGTATCTGAGCTAATGTTTGGCCTAAAGTTAAAGTTACGGACAATAATTTACCGTTTATATTTAGAACTAATGTTCCTGTTTTTGTAACCGTAGCACCTGTACCTGTTAATGCAAAGCTTGTTGCTGTGCCTCCAGCCGCTTCGGGAACAAATAAGTATCTTAATGATACACCAACACCTAAGTTATCAATAAGTGTAATCGCTGTTAAATGGGCTAAACTGCCGTATCCGTAAACTTCTGCAACTGCTTTTGATGTAAGCGGGTCTAATATTCCGCTATTCTGAGCAGCTTCTGTTTGCATGTCAGTATTCGCTTCTGCTAATACTATAATTTTTTGTTCTAAAAGTGGAGATTGTCCAACCGCAGCCCCCAAGCCAACTCTGTAAAAGCTACCTGATGCTTGCGCTAGTGGATTTATTGAACTCGCTGAGTTGCTCATAATATTGTTGTTTGTTTTACGTTTATATCATTTTCACCGATTTTTAAATCAGTGGTTACTTCTTCGATTTGTGTGTAATCATTAAATTTCGGAACTTCTGCAATTTCTGCGTTTAACACAATATTTCCGTATACAATGTTTTTATCATTCATGGTTTTTGAAACCTCAAAATCTGTTGACAAACTATTAACGAAGTACTGACCGCTATCAGAAATTATTTTGCATCCATCCGAATTTTCATATAAAAAAAGGTAATTCTTAACATCCATATCATTAAGAATCACATAAATTGCATCTGCTATCTTACGAAGATTCGTTAACCCATCGGCCAATATTCCAATAATATAGCTGTTAGAGTCATTTTGTTGCTTTGAAAACCGATTATCAGTACTCGACATCTTAGCTTTAATTATAGAACAAAAAGCCGGATTAATTTCTTTATCTGCTATCGGATTTAAAAGATACTCGTCTGTTTTAACCGATATAGGAAGAAATGTATTTCCATGCACAGTTATTTGATTCTGAAATTCTGTTTGCAATACATTTTGAATCAAAGTAATAAACTCTGAGCTGTTCAGATCGTAAACTGGATATGTTAATTGAACTGTATAACTCATGACTCTTTTAATTCGCAGTATACTGCATTTACTGTACTATTGTATTTTGAATTTTCAACTAAATAAGCTTTCAATTCTACGTTATCGGTTATCTCAACATAATAACCTTTAATTGAAAAGTATGAAGGCATAAAAGTTAATTCAGACATCGTTAAGGCTAAAATACTTTTATGACCTTGGTAAACAAATTGCCCCGATTCATTTTCAATTAAATTAGGTTTTTTGTCATAAGTCCCGCGACCTTCAAAAACAAGAGTACCACCTTGCGTATCGTATAATCTGACATCGCTATTAAACAAGTCATTTTCGTTTATAAAATCCGCAAAGTCGTCTCTTATCGTTGTGTCCATTATTTATATGATCCTTCTTCAATCCAACCTTTTTCAATCCAATCAAGTAATGTATCTGAGTACTTACCCATCACTTTTTCAGTAATTAAAGGCTTTTTATCAGCGTAAAAATGATTCTTAGCATTTCGCCCCCATGATAGATGGCCTACTTTCATAATAAAAGATTCAGCCTTTTTTTCTACCTTTTTAGTGGCTTTTTCTACAACCTTTTCAGTCGAAGCTTTTTTATTTTCCTCCATAATACTATGAATTAGCTGTTAGTGTGAACGTTTTATTAGGTGTTATTGCCTGAGTTAAAAACTTTCGATACACACCCATAACCAACGCTCTATTAGTACATTTATTCCATTCAGGAGTAATTAACCAGCCTCGCATTGATGGAGTAGCTCTTAATAGTTGAGCCATCTTAGTACTCCTAGCAACTAAGTCATTCATTGTAAGAATCTCAACTGGTTGACGTTGGAAAATATTATCAGAAGCGATTATATAAACTTTATCAGTATCTATCCATTGTTCCGCATTACCAGAACCATTTGTAAATGTTTGATTATAAGTAAAAATATGCGTAATACCAACTGAGTTTTTAAGAATTGATTCGCGATATACAGCCCCTTTAGGAATATTCGAATTTACTTCTGAATTAAGGCCTGCAATTCTTTCAACTTTGTAATTTCTGCGCTGATTTGAATCATCTTTATAATCATCAGAATTAACATAAGCTTTGTATGCGCCTCGTCCCATTATCGCATAAAATTCAGCATCACCAGAATTTCCGCGATCGGCTACTTGCTCAGTTGCGGCTTCTAAATCTTGGTAAGGCTTCATAGTTGCAGCGTTTGCAATCGTCCACTTTAAATTAGCTGTTGTAATAACTACACTATTACTAGTATCTCTACCAAAATCAATTGTTTGATAATTATCAAATTGTAAAGTTGCGGTATCAAGCAATTGTTTAACCTGAGTATCGGCAGCTCTTTTAATCATCTCAATGCATAATGTAGATGCATTTCTTACGCGCTCAACTAATTGAGGTGCTTGATTTCTTTGAATTGTCATTGATTTGAAATTAACCATATAATCTTGGTTCTGAATCAAATCATTTGTTGTAATAGAAAAACCCTTTCCATATTCAGGAGCTGTAAACATCTCATCGGTAAACTTAGTATCCTTAATTAAGGTAGCTTCCGAAGATTCAGGTATATCACTTGCAACTGGCCGGGTGTAAATCTTACCCATTACTCTAATCTTAGGTTCAATCTGCGGAGGCCTTTCTGAGGCCATTCCAGATAGCCCATGATTTTCCTTGTAAACGTCAGGTACATATGTAATCAGCCCGTTTACTAGATTTGGAATTATATCTGCTATTGAAAAACTTTGTACTGGCATGTCTTTAATTTTTTTTTAATTAAACTTGTGCGTCTTTAAAATCGCTTAGATTCTGCGCTGTTGGCTCTACTTTAATATTCGTATATGCTGCAATTGCATTACGTATACTAATACCTAATGAAGTAATTACAGTTTCGAGAGTCTCGGCTCCATTTAAGGTTATTTTGTCCTCAAAAATAGACGATTGATCATTACCATAACCAACCAACGCCTCTACCTCTTCGGCTGCGCCTGCTGCAATTACAGTATCATAGAGTAAAAAACCATAAGGTATTTGAGAACCATCAACAGCGGCAGCAACAACCTCTTGTGCAATTGTTTGGTCAGCGGTAGTAATTCCGACTAACGTTCCAGCGGGAATTGTTCTCTCTGATGCCGTTCCGTTCACAAAGGTGAAATTCTTTTGCTGGTTCGGGAAATTTAGAAATACTTTATCAACGGTGTAATCATATCTCACATGATTTGCGTTGTTTGGATCTGTTGTTAAATCTATTTGAGCCATATCTTATTTTTTTTCGATTAAATCGTTAACACCAGAAAAAGAATCCAACTCTTCTAGGGCAGCTTCTTTTTCTTTCTGCTCTGTTGATTTATCTTCTTTTTCAATTACTGTTTTTTTAGCTGGGTTAATTTTTTTTTCGCTTCCAACTTCTAGTTCATCAACTTTTTTTATGTTGAATTTTTTCTCCATAAAGTGCTCTACATGCTCAACTGTAAGAGAATCACCGCTATTAATTAGTGCGTTTGCTTTCTCTAAGTCATATTTTGCATATTTCATAATGCTGGCTGTTCTTGACTGTTCAGCTTTCTTTCCTATTTCAAGGATAGAATTGTAAACGTCAACATTGCCTGTTTTCAGCTCACTAGCTGTTACGTCTTTTATTTCCATATCATTACTATTATTAGTATTATTTTTTTTGGGCTTTAATCCGTATTTTTGTGCAATATTTTCAGGTAAATCATAATCTAATTCATTAAGCTTTACTTTATCATTTAAAGAGGCTGCTTTATCTAATAAATCGTATGTCTCGTCAAATAGGCCAACATAACCAGCTTGTTTTCCGGTTAACCAAACATCAACCCTTTCATCATCTTCGGCAATCATTACTTTCTTTAATTCCTTGCCTGTAACCTCTTTGAATTTTACCTCGTCTATTTTTTTTGCTAATGCTTCGTATAGAAATTGATTCGAATGCTTAAGTGTTTGCTTTGCGCCACCAGTTGCAGAGTGTATCATTACATCAGCCTGCTTTGACCCTATTACTTTATCGAAAAAAGGGAGTAAAACAGCACCCATTGAAGCAACTATTCCGCTTACATTTGCTGTAATTGAATTTTCTTTGCTATTAAGGTATTCGATCAGCTTCTGACCTGCGTACACTGAGCCTCCAAAACTATTCCAACTAATCTCCGAATCTTCTTTTACAGCATCAAATTCATCTATCAATGCTGTAATTGAATAAGAATCAATATAATCTGATAAATCTGTATTTATTTTTCTCATATATAAATTTACCTCTTTTGATAAAAAATATCTATACAAAGATATGAATTTATTTTTATATTATATAATTTTTTTTATAAATGATTGCTATCATACCAATTTGCCTCAATAATTTACTTATTTTTTATTGCGCCGGCACTATCGGTTCTGGCTCTGTTACTATGTCTTTTGATTCAATTATTTTGGTTTCGTTCGCAATTTGGTTTACAACACTTTCAAAATCTCCACCGCTTGCTGCATTAATTAACTTCTCTGTTGTGTTTAATGGAACATGATTTCTTATCCTTTCTGGTAATTGCTCCCTAAGTGACTTAATGAATTTAAGTGGGTCAATTGGCTTTAATTTTGTGCCTTCAAAAGTACTATTCGTAATTGCTTGAATTGTAATTATATCATTATCTTGATAAGCCTTAATTAATGGCGGGCAATCTATATCACCTTTCAAAACTTGAAGGTATAAGAATAATTTGTAATTCATCTTATAAAGCTGATTAGATGGTATTATTTCTGTCATAACATCTAGGTTGTACTGATAATCAGATCTAGCACCCATTGATGCACTATAATTTGAATTATAAGTAGACATCATTACCTCGTAAGGCGTGCCAGATTGAGCAAAAATTGTACTTAGTGTACTTGTTAGATATTCAGCTTGGTCGGATTGCGCGGTCGGATTAAGCAATTTAGCTTTCACACCCTTTGGCAAATCGCCAACTATTCCGCTACCGTTTAGTTTTCGCTCAATTTTATTTGCATATAAAGCAACGTCTGCATCGCTAGCAACTTGGTCAACTGGTGTAGTGTCTCCCATTCCTGCAACATTAAGTGTGTTACTACCGAATACTTTTGAGCCATCTGAGTTTTGGTCTTTTTCTAAGAAGAAAACCATCTGTGCAAGTAACTGTGCATTTTTAGAGTTGGCTATTAAATAGTCGTTTACATGCTTAAGTGTCTCGAAGATGTGAGACATTAAAGGCATAGCCCTTGTTTCTCCAAGTTTTTGCAAATCTGATGCTCTATATAACCAAGCCTGTTTTATATTTTTATTTCCTTTAAAATATACGGGCACTCTTTTAGTTCCAAAGTTTAGTGGGTCGGTTGGGTTAGGAATATAAACCCCGTTTGAAATATTAGTTTCAATTAATACATGATAAGCTACTACTTCACCATTTGCATTTTTTTCAACTCCCTCGCATACGCTATGGCCTTTTGCAATTTCGCTATCTACTAATGAAGGGTTAACAACACATTGGCCGCTTATCGCCTGCATATTTGGATAACCATCTTTAACCCTCATAATTAATAATACGTCACCATCACCACAAGCATTATAATCTACATGCCTTGCTGCTTCATGTAGTGTATTTCTTTTTTCAAAATCTGATTGTGTTGTATCTGCATAATTTCGGAATTGATACTCGGCTTGCGCGATAAATTCACGTTGTTTTTTTTCTCCTTTTTCTTTTCCGTAGTAATCAATAAAAGGCTTATCAAATGGTTTTGCATTAAATAAAAGTCCTGATCCAATTAACCAGTTCACCCTTTTATTTACGATTAAACTTGCTATGTGGTTTTTTAATATAAACGCCCAGCTTCTAACTCTTAAAGCTTCGTATATTATCAGTACCTCTTTTGGTAATCCTAACTCATTGTATGTGCTTTCACCCGTGAACGTCTCAAAATCGTACCCCATCATAGTGTTTAGAATACCATTCATTTTATGATTTTCGGAAACAAGCGTGCTAGTTTTTTCTTGAAGATCGCTATTGATTCCTTCTAATGTATCTATTTTTTTTGATAGTTCTTTATTCCAGAAGGCCATAATTAACAGTTTTTAAATTGAACAAAAACACCTGTAAGTTGATATTCTATAGCTGTCATTTGCTCTTTAATATCTTTTCTTAAATCTTGTAATGATTTTAAATCCTGTGTTTCTGCGGAGTGAGTAGTCTCTTGGTTAGAATAGGTATATTTCTTATTCTTAGATTTAATTATGTTGGTTATCTGTGCATTGATGTCCACTAATTGCTGTTTAAGAATAGCATAATCCTCTTTTAATTCTGCGTTTGTTGCCATACCTATATTTTTTGCTAAGTTACGTATTTTTTGTCAGTTATGAAAGCGGCCTATTATTTTCTATTGACGCTTCCTTTATTAAGTCGCAGGCATTTTTCCAGCTTGGTGTTATTTTTTGGCTCTTATAATGAAATGCTTTATATGGATTATCGTTCGAACAAATAATATCAGTCATTAATATTCTACAGAAAATCCCATAAACCTCTACATCCCAAAAGTGGTTTTGAATTGTGGGCCTTTTCTTTTCCCATAGATACTTATCAACACCGCCCTCTATTTTTTTCACTATCTTATGCTCTGCCTCATAATGAGCAAAGAAATTTCTATATGTGTATTTTGATGTTTTTGAATCATATTCTGGAAAATTCATGAAATTAGAATCCTGTCTTAATTGCCCTTCATCATCAAGATAGCTATTCGCATCAATATATTTTGCAAGCCTATCTTTAATTACATTTACATTCAACAGATAAAAGTCACCTGAAGAGCTATTCCTATAAATGTAACCAAAGTCTGTTTTTGTCTGCACAATAAATCTATCTTGGTCTTCACCCTTTACTCCGATGCAGAACACACCATGCCTTTTCATCTTTTCAACAAATTCAAGTGCATAAGTATCCATGTGGCCAACATCAACCGCAAGAATAGATACAGGCCTTTCATACTTGCCAAACTTTTGTTTTACTATTTCTTCAAATCCTTTCCATATACTATTATCAACACCGTGCTGATAGGTATATTTAATTCTTTCAGCTTCAAGCTTGCCCACATTTACACCTTCATTTTCTAGTGCTAATCGCTCTACTTTCGGGATAAACGTACCAAAACTACCAGCATCAATGTTATAAGTTGCGCCTTTTTCTGAATGCCCTATTACAGAGTAATCTATTCTCCCATCATGCTCATATCCATTTAAATCGCACTGTACAGATATTATCATTATATCACCATTGTTATCTTTCTTCGATAATTCAAATGGGCATTCACCTATTTTATACTCACGTCTATTTTGTTGTAATTTATTTGACTTTAAAGTTTGCCCTTCAGGCTTATAGGGTAATCCCTCTATTGAATTTTTAAATGATTGAACTTTCGCATCATCTTTTATTCCTTTTCTTGGAAACGCTTGTTGATATTCTTTTGCAAAATCATACCAGTTATCCATACTTGCAGGTGCGTACAGCGCAGAAATTCTATAACTAACAAAATTTTTATCTTCTCTTTCGATTGTGGGCTTCCAGATTCCGGCATTCAATAACTCATGCTTATGTTTCTTTTCTTGAAATTCATTCTCGCATTTACCGCAACGATAACGAACGCTTTTTTTAATAACTTCACCGTCTCGCACATCGAACAAAACACCGTATCTTGTATTGTTTTCATTTCGATCATTCCAAACTAATTCAATATACTCTCCGCATTCAGGGCACGGAACATAATATACATTTTGGTTGCCTCGTAAAAATAACTCATAAATAAGACTGCTATCTAAAAGCAATGGCGAACTAATATATATTATTTTCTTCGATTCGCCTAAACTTCTAGCTCTATCCTCCATCAGCTTAAGGAAGTTCCCAGCCTCCTTTGAAATACCCTTAAAAGCATCTAGCTCATCAGCTATTACAAGCCCTGCGGTAACCTGCCGCATGTTTGAAGCACTTTGGCCACCGTAATTAAATAGCTTAAACCCTCCGCTGAAAAACTTCTGTTGCTGCGTGTCTCCTTTTGAATTACTCTGAACCCCTGACCCCTTACCTATTAAGTGCCGGATATTACACCCGTCTATTCCATTATCTACCCCCTCCATTGTTTTGGTTGCCAATGAATCGTTAGCGGAAAGGAGCATTATATTAGTTGGGCGTTCACTCATTACATACGGCACACCATTATGAACTAAAGCGAATGTACCACCTATTCGTACTCCCTTCATTAACGCAACGTGGGTAACAGGGTCATACGGGCTTAGATGTTCGGTTATTTGTTTCATGTATGGCGTATTACTCCAATCGAATTTTCCGAACATCTTTTCTGATACGTGCATCTGAATATATCGTTTACGCTCAATATATTCAGTAGGGCTTAATTCCTCCTGATTGAAGTTGTAAGAGGGTGATGAGTATATGCTTTTTATTGAATTTACCATTTAGTTGTTAATGAATATTCTTTCGCCTGCGCTATGGCCTCAGGCTTTTGGTTTTTTATGCCATCCTTTAAAATATCGTTAAACCCCTGCTTAAATTGCTTTTTGAATTTCAACTTCAAAGTAACATCCGCATCCATTTCGTTACACATCTGCTCAATAATCGAGTTTACAAAATTAACCGTTTCGCCAAATACACCCCTTATATTCAAAGCTGACCAATCAATTACAAAGTCTAGGGGCAAAACCTTTGCTTTCTTCTTTTCTAATTCTAGATTCTTAAGCCTCGTTTCAACTTCAAGTTTATCAACCTCTTTATTAAGCTTTAGAGTCTGTAATTCTAGATGAGTTAGTTTTTTTTTACCCTTTCCTCTTACTTTTTCTTCCTCGTATACGTGTTCTTCTGATTCTGATTCCGGTTCCGGAATATTGCTATATAACAACTGCTCACCGTTAATTCCTTTTTTAGTCGCATATTTTATTATACAAATCTTATTGGATTCATCATCCAAATCTATCATTCCTTTGCTTTCCTCTACAATTACGCCTCTTGATATATACTTTCGCAAAGATGAATCGCTAATCTTAATAGCCTCACAAAGCTTTTCCCGTGTAATTAATCTCTGATTCATATTGTAAAGGTATTAATATTTTGCGACATTGTCGCGACACTGTGACAATATTAAATATTGCTACCACGCAAAGCATTGTGTATTAATATACTTAAGCTTTTGCGACACTCTTACTTTTATTAATAAATTATACGGATTTTTATTGAACATTTGATTGTTTTTATGTTTTTTAGTTTTTTAAACATCCTGAGTTTGTTGCTGGACGCGTGTCTCAGGTGGTTTGCGACAATTTGCACAGAAAACATCACATTTTTTTTTCATCGGTACCGCAAGCTTATAT